TTCTATTTCGGAAAACAAAGATAAGGAACTAATTGATAAAGGTAAAGATTATAAAAAATTATTGAGTAGAAAAAACCCTATTCCAAGAAACTTTTTGTATGGTCTTTGGGTAAATATTTACAAAGAGTCTGGCTATAATTTTTATTTAGAGCCATTACAAATGAAACTATTTGACTCTAAGTGGAAAAGAGCAATCAATAATTTTTTTAGAAAAGAAAAACGGAGAAAAGAATGATTAGAGTTTTAACGATTTTACTATTCTTATCAAGCTGTGCGAATTATGTGCCAGTGTACGACCCAACAGGAAGCCAAGCAAAATCATTTTATGACGATCTGCAAGAATGTCGTTTTACTGCTCAAAGCCAAATGAGTGGCTTTCAGTATGGTTATCATGAAGAAAAAGTGATAAATAAATGTATGACGAATAGAAATTATTCTATTCTGAAATAGGAGAAAAAAATATGCAAAGTGAAAAAATACAAACTATTCTTTGTGCTATAGAAACCGCCAGAGAAGAATTTAAACCATTAAATAAAAGTGGGGTAAATAATTTTTTTAAAACACAAAATGGTAAACCTCATCAATTTAGTACATTAGATGATATATTTACTTCATGTAAAGATGCATTGGCTAATAATGAAATATCAGTGTTCTATACAATAGAAGATAAAAACGAATTAATATTTTTGACAACAACAATTATGCATTTACCTAGTGGTCAATATATTAAATCATCATCATCAATCGGAACTGTTAATTCCAAACCGCAAGAGATCGGTAGTGGAATAACGTATTTTCGTAGATATCATATTCAAGCTATGTTGAATCTTGAAGCTGATTTTGAAGATGATGGAAACATTGGTTCTGGAAGAAGAACAAATGAAACTTTTAATAATTTTACGGATAAGCCGAAGATTATTAATAAAATAAATAAGGAGAAAATAGATATATGAGCAAAACGTATATAAAAATGTTCAAGAACGATAGTAAGGTTGAGGGAGATTCAAAACCTGTCTATCAAAACAACAAAGTTCAAGTTAGAGAAAAAGTTGTACTAGACCCAGAAAGACTTTATTCAGCCGCCATTTGGAAGAATGAAGATGGTACACTAAATCTTAAAATTGAATTGAAAGACGAACAGTTTAATCAATCTCCAGATATTTAGTGAAGAAGTACCTACGAATGTTCATGAAATATTATGGCTATACCGAAGCTGATAGTTATGCTGAACTATGTTGGTACTGTAACAAAAATGTTTGGATTGAAGTACATCATATAACTAGTAGAGGAATGGGAGGGTCAAAACATAGAGATAAAATTGATAATCTCATTCCTTTATGCAGATTATGTCATGAGGACAGTGAAGTAATAAACAAACAAAAAGATAAACTAAAAGAAATAGTAAAAAGGAGAATGGAAAATGCCAAAACCAATTAGAGGATATGAGCATCAACGATTTGTTCTAGAATTAGATAAAAGTTCATATACTAAAACAAAAGAAAAAGTTGAAAAGGAAGTAGGTATAACTGGATTAAATTCAGCTAAAATTTTAAACTATGTTATGAAAAAATATTTAGGAGAAAATAATGATAACGAAAACAATAAAAACACTATTCGGTAATTTAGCACCAGTACATGAACGTTATGTAAATAAGGCTAGTTTTCATAAAAAAGATTTACAAGTTAAATATAAAGGCGAAAAAATGATTATCGCTTTTAATCAATTAGACAATCCAATTAAGACTACGATTGTTACTGATAAGTTTACAGGCGAACCAGCTAAACTTTATTATTATAATTGGAAACCATTAGATAAAAGACAGGGAATTTTAATATGATTGACGAAAAAATATTTACAAAGTTTAAATTAGAAAAAGATATATTGCCTTTTTCAGCAAGTAAGATCAAGACTTGGAAGAATAACCCAGCACAATTTCTTTTGACTTACATTTATGGTTATCCAAGAACTACAAACCATGCAATAGAACGAGGAAATGCGGTTGAGTTTGGCCTAGAACATTTGTTCACTAAAGATGCTAATGTTGAGGAATGTATAGACAAAGCTAAAACGTATTATAAATCTGCAACAGCTTTATTAGATGGTGAAGATAAACAATACGACATGATAGAGCCTATGGTAAGGCAATGTTTTGATATATTTGTTCAAGATAAATGGTTTATGAGCTTTTTATCTTTTCAAGGTCGTATAGATACAAGCGTTTTAGGTATTCCATTTTATGGATTTACAGATTTTGTTTTTGAAGATGAGAAAATAACTATTATTGATTTAAAAACAAAGCAAAAGTTTATGCCAATGCATGATGATTATTTACAAATGTCTATCTATCAGCAAGCCTTTGAAGAAAAGTTTGATAAGCCTGTGGAAGTTAAGATGTTATTATGTACGCCTAAAAGATGTGAATTAATAGATTTTGTTCCAAACAAAAAATACTTGAAAGAAATAAGCATGCATCTTATGAGCTGTGCTAATATATTCAATGCTTGTAATGAACCAGACGATATGAAACATTTAATAGTACCAAAATTAGATGATTGGACATGGAACAATGCAGAATTACTAGAGCAACGAAAAGATGTTTGGGGAATATAGTCATTGTTGCTTTTGCGGTAAAAAATATCTCAATAACAATATGATGGAAGTAGAGAACCAAATAACATACAATAAGTTATCAAGGGATTTGGTAATAGATTATAATATTAATTGGGGTTTTGATAGAGCATGCATTAGATGTTTTAATCATTTATTAATTGATAGTTGTGAAGATTATAGAATGAAAATAGAACTTATAAAAAAATATGGAGAAAAAAATGGCACAAAAGATATGGAAGATGGGGATTAGCACCGATAGTTTTATTGCTGATACTGTAAACCTAACAAATGAAGAGATAGGTATTTACTTTAGATTGTTATGTTATTCATGGAAGAATGACGCTAATTTACCAAAAGATATTTCTAGGTTAAAGCGTATTGTCCAAAATGCTGAAGAAGATAGGATAAATTACATTATAGAAACTTACTTCATAGAGAATGATCAAGGGTATTATAATAAGGCACAAAGAGAGGAATTAGATTGGGTTGTAGAAAAATCTGATAAAGCAAAAGAAGCCGCAGATAAGAGATGGTCTAATGCGAACGCATCACAAACGCATATGCGAACGCAAAGCAGTTATAGTTATAGTAATAGTTATAATAATAAAATAATAAATGATGCTTTTGAGAAGATATGGAATAATCTTAAGATCAAACGTGGAACAAAAGCAAAAGGTCTTAAAGCATACAACAAACTGCATGGAAAAGTAGAACCCAACACTCTCATAGAGAAATTTAATGCTAAGGCAGATAGCTTGGAGGATAAGACGTTTTTACCTCATTTTAGTTCTTGGCTAAATGCGGAGGGTTGGACAGAGGAATTATTACCAGATAAAAAAGAAAATGCACCTGTTAGAGTAGTCAATAGAAATAAATTTCAAAATCTTCCTTTATGGCAAAAAGGTATAAAAACAATGAATGACGATGATCAAGATATCTTATTTAAGTATAAACAAGGTGAAATAACAAAAGAAGCTATGGAAAAAATGAATTTTAGCATATAAATAATGCATGGAAGATGAATTAAAGAAATTGTTTTTAACAATACCAGACATTTATGGTGGATATTCTGCTGTGATTCAAGTATCTGGTTTTGAAACGGAAAAGGAAGCAAACGATTATTTGATTAAAAATCATAAGACAGAGGAATTGGAAATATTAAATCCAGATAAAACTATCCATTAATGGCAAGACCAAAAAAATACGACATTGATACTGATGAAGTAGAAAAATTAGCTTCTTATGGGTGTACTAACATAGAGATAGCTGATTTCTTTGGCTGTGATGAAAGTCTTATTAGAAAGAGTTATTCCGAATATTTAACAAAAGGAAGAGCTAACATGAAGATAAGACTTAGAAAGATGCAGTTTAACCTTGCAGAAAAGTCAGCGGTTATGGGTATTTGGCTTGGAAAACAAATGTTAAATCAATCAGATTATCCAATTACAGAAGATACAGAGCCATTAAAATGGTCAGTTGATTAGTGCCACTTACTAAACCTCAAAAAGAAGTCATACTATGTGATAAGCGTTTTAGAGTGCTTATATCTGGGCGTAGATTTGGCAAAACATTTTTATGTATTCAAGAGATGGCTAAATTTTCTAGGTTTCCAAATCAGCGTGTTTGGTATGTTTCTCCTAGTTATAGACAATCAAAAACTATTTGTTGGGATATGTTAAAACAACAAATGATTAAACATAGATGGGTACAAAAAATTAATGAAGCTGATCTAAGTATGGTTCTTAGAAATAATTCTGTAATTAGTCTTAAAGGAGCAGATAACGAAAGTTCCTTGCGCGGCGTAGGGCTAAATCTAGTTATCATGGACGAATTTCAAGACATAAAACCCAGTGCATGGTACGAAGTAATTAGACCAACATTAAGTGATACTATTGGTTCTGCTTTGTTTACTGGTACACCAAAAGGATTTAATTTTGCTTATGACTTATATTCAAAACAAGACCCAGAATGGAAATCATTCAAATTTACTACACTAGAAGGCGGCCAAGTAACTAAAGAAGAAATAGAACAAGCAAAAAACGATCTAGATGAACGTACATTTCAACAAGAATATCTAGCAACCTTTGTTAATTATGCTGGTATTATTTATTATAACTTTGATAGGAATACGCATATCGTAGATAACTATGAAAGAAATTCAAAAACTATTCATGTTGGAATGGATTTTAACATAGACCCAATGGTGTGTGTTGTAGCTGAACAACGTCAAAATGATTTAATAATTGATGATGAAATTCAAATATGGAGTTCTAATACCTCAGAAATGATAGATGAAATCAAATCAAGATATCAAGGCCATAGAATAATTGTTTATCCAGACCCAGCATCAAGACAACGTAAAACATCTGCTGGAGGAATGACAGACTTGGCTTTACTACGCAACGCTGGTTTTGAAGTGAGAGTTAGATCGCAACACCCACTAGTCAGAGATAGGATAAACGCTGTCAACTCCAAGCTCAAGAACGCTAATGGAGTGTCAAGTCTTTTTATAACAAAATCTTGTAAAAACTTAATTAAGAGTTTAGAAAGACAGATATACAAAGAGGGAACTAGTGTTCCAGATAAAGATAGTGGCTTTGATCATTTTAATGATGCTCTTGGTTACATGGTAGAATATATGTTTCCTCTACGTAGAGATTTTAAACCAAGTGAACCGACTAGGTGGAGTTAGATGGCGAATTATAGTAGAGAATTTTTAACAGCAAAACATCAAGATTATGAAGATAATCTTAAGCATTGGAACTTTCACTATAGGTCATACTTAGGAGGAGATGATTTTTCTAATGGTTATTTTCTTAACCGATATATCCTAGAACAAGATGATGAATACATAAAGCGTATTGACTTCACACCACTAGATAATCATTGCCGCAACGTAGTACAAATTTATTCAAGTTTTTTATTTAGAGTTCCACCTACAAGAGATTATGGTTCTATGACAGGCGATCCACAATTAGAATCATTTTTAAAAGATGCAGATTTAGATGGTAGGTCTTTTCATAACGTTATTAAAGATATGCAAATCCATGCATCTGTATATGGTTCATGTTGGGCCATCATAGACAAGCCAGCAACAATAGCAAAAACAAGAGCTGAAGAATTAGCTCAAGATATTAGACCATACATCTCTATCTTCACTCCAGAGAATGTTACAAACTGGAAATATGAAAGATTACCGAATGGAAGATTTTATTTAACATCACTTACAATCATTGAAGATATTAATGCTGATAGTGCAATCGTAAAAGTTTGGTCTCCAGAAGATATTACAACTTACAAAGTAGATGATTATATGAAGCATTATGCAACAGACAAACCTATCAAGATTGATGAACAACCTAATGCTTTAGGCGAAATACCAGCAGTTGTTTTATACAATCAAAAGTCTATGCGTAGAGCTATAGGTATTAGTGATTTGTCAGATGTTGCAGAATTACAACAGTCTATTTATAACGACTATTCAGAAATAGAACAGTTAATAAGATTATCTAACCACCCAAGCTTAGTTAAAACGCCTAACGTTGAAGCAAGTGCTGGTGCTGGCTCAATCATAGAAATGCCAGAAGATATGGATGCTAATTTAAAACCTTATATTATTCAACCTAGTTCTCAATCATTAGATAGCATCATGAAAGTGGTACAAATGAAAGTTAATGCTATTGATAGAATAACACACATGGGTTCAGTTAGAGGAACAGAAAAGACAATTAATTCTGGTATTGCTTTACAGACAGAGTTCCAGTTACTTAATGCAAGATTATCTGAAAAAGCTGATTTATTAGAAAATGCAGAAGAACAAATATGGTCTTATTTTGCTAAATGGCAGAATAAAGTATTTGATGGCGAGATTAATTACCCAGATACTTTTGATTTAAGAGATTATGCTAGTGACTTACAATTCTTACAAACTGCAAAAGCTAGTGGTGTTAAATCAGAAACATTTATAAAAGAAATAGACAAACAAATCGCAAAAGCTGTCGTAGATGATGATGAATCAATTAATTCAATCAATAGTGAAATAGATGCAAGTTCAACAGCTATTGGACAATTCTCAACAACATTACCTACAAACGACAATGGCGAAGAAGCGTAGAAAAGTAGCAAAAGATAAATCAACAGGACTTCCCAAGAAATATCTATCTGGGTTAAAAGGTTCTAAACGATCTAAAAGAGCAAGTATTCTCAAACGAATCAGCGATCTATACAAAGCTGGTAAAAGAATACCTCTATCACTCCTCAGACAAAGGGATAAATTATAATGGCTGTAAGAAGAAAAGCATTATCAGCAACTACGCAAGCAACTCTCAGAAGAAAAGCTAAAGCGTCTAAAAGATACACTTACGGAACTCTTGCAAAAGTTTATCGTAGAGGACAAGGTGCTTTTTTATCTAGTGGTTCAAGACCTAGAATACCGATGGCCGCTTGGGCGATGGCTAGAGTTAATTCATTCTTGCGTGGTTCAAGAAAACATGATTTGGATTTACGTAAAAGAAAGAAAAAATAATGGCTAAATATCAAGGTAGAACTGTTAAATTAAATAAACCTTTCCGTACTCCAAACGAAAGAAAAAAGTTTGCAGTTTATGTTAAAGATCGCTCAACAGGTAATATTAAAAAGGTACGTTTCGGAGACCCAAACATGAAGATTAAAAAATCAAACCCAGCAAGACAAAGAAGCTTCTTAGCAAGACATGGGGCCATTCTTAAAAAGGTAAGAGGACAAAAAACTTTGGCCCCTGTCTATTGGGCAATGAAATCATGGAGAAAAGGTTTTAATGTATAATGTCCAGAAATCCATTTATAGAACGATTAGCTGATCAACACGAAGCACAAATAAGAAGTACATTAAATAATCTTGAAGCTGATATTATTTCCCAAATAGGTAAAGTCACAGATGATAGTGGAGTTATAACCACCAAAATATCCATAGAATTACGCAACGATATTAGACGATTTATGGAACAATACAGAATACAAGCTGACACCCTTGTTAGAGATTATGACCAAATAGTGAATAGCTTTATGGAGGAGTTTGGTGAATTAAATATTCCAGAGAAGTTTAAATCATTAACAGAAGCAGATTTAATCACGATTAATGAATTAAAGTTTCAATCCTTTTCTGGTTTTGAAGAAGTAGCCAATAGATATTTAACGGAGATCAATGCTAATGTTTATCAAAATGCCATAGCTGGGAAACCATTTAATGAGATGGTCAAAGATATTAGAGGATTAATTACTGGAGATGTTGATAGACGTGGAAGAACGATGGCTGGATATGCCTCACAAATAGCTCACGACTCTGTAATGCAATTTGATGGTCAGTTCACAATATACAAAGCAAAAGAAGCTGGACTAGATAAATTCAAATATACTGGAACATTGGTTAGAGATAGCCGAGACCATTGTAGGACTCATCTAGGCAAAACATATACAGAAGAAAGAATTAGAGAAATATGGAAAGGTTCTTGGGCTGGAAAAGCTGAGGGAGATGCATTTACTGTTAGAGGTGGATATAGATGTAGACATACTTGGATTCCTATTGTTGAAGTAGAAGAAGATGATATTCCAGAAGAGCCAGAAGAAAAAGGAGTTAATAAATCATCTCTTAAAAATAAAATAAAAGAAAAAGATATTAAGGTTTTACCAAATACAGTTGTTGGTAATGAATTACAAAAACAAATAAGTAAAAATGCAAAAGATAAAAGATACCCTTATGATGATGTTAGAGATAGACACGTTTCAAGATTTAATACAGACAACATAGGACAAATAATTGGTATTGAAAAATTAGACGATAAAACTGCAACAGAATTACTTGTTATAATGCAAGAATTAGATGATTTAGCTGTTTTATATAATGTTCCTAAATTACGCTCCATAAACATTAATGGTAGAATGGGTGCAATAATGTCAATGGGAGATGGTAATTTAAAAATTAACTACAAATATTTTAATAAAAATAATCCAGCAGAAGAAATAGAGGTTATGAGAGGTACAGGATATTATGAAAATGAAGTTCAATTAGCAAATAAATTTAAACTTGGAGATGCAGTTTCAAAAGAAAGAAAAACAATTAAATCAACTTGGGTAAGACCACATAATGCTTTTTATTATGAAGATAATGAATTTGATAGAATGAGATCAATTTTATATCACGAATTTGCACATACAGTACACCAACTAAAAAAAGTAAAATTTGAAAAAGAAACATTTGGTTATTCTTTTAGTGTTCCTGTTGAAGAAGCATTAAAAAAATTAAGAGTGAAAGGGAAAGGTGCTTCTAGGTATTCTGATAAAAATACTAAAGAATGGTTTGCTGAAAATTTTAGTTTGTACCATATGGGTAAATTAGACTTAGTTGATAAAAGATTTATAGATTTCTTAGAAAGTGAGGTTATGAAATGAGTGCTATTTTAAATGAAGCAGAAGAAATTCTAGATAAAAAAACAATAAATTTAGAAGATTATAAAAGATTTAGAGAAATAGGTAGATTAATAAAAATAGAAGAAAAATTATATTTTGCATCTTTTGATGAAGCATTTCATTTAAGATTGCCAGAAATAGCCAAAAAAGAAAAAAATTGGAATTGGTTAGAACCAGAAGATGAGTTATAGTATTTTTTTAAAAAAAGGAGCTTAATATGGCTGAAGAGCAAAAAACTGAAACTATTGAAGAAACAAAACCAGTAGAACAAGCTACTGAACAAAAAGAAGAAGAAAAAATATTTAATCTAAAACAAAACGAATTAGAAAGAATAATTCAAAAAAGAATAGCTCAAGAGAGATCATCTCTTGAAAAGAAGTATTCTGGTATTGACCCAGAAGAGGCTAGAAAGTTAAAACAAGAAAAAGAAGAACAAGAAGTTGAACGTAAAAAACAACGTGGCGAGTTTGAAGATTTATTAAAACAACAAGCCGATAAGTTTAACCAAGAAAAAACGCAACTGCAAAAACAACTAGAGCAAATTAAGATAAACGATGCTCTAGTAAACTCAGCAGTTAAGAATAAAGCAATTAATCCAGAGCAAGTCACCAACCTCCTCAAAGGCAAGGTGAAATTAAATGATGATGGTAGAGTTGAAGTTCTTGCAGAAAACAATCAACCAAGATATAATTCCAAAGGCGAATTGTTGAGCGTTGATGATTATGTTCAAGAGTTCATTACACAGAACCCTCACTTCCAAGCGGCAACTCCTTCTGGGAGCGGAAGTAAGGCTAATGTTGGTAAGGTTGACGCAAGACCGTTTAATATTGCAGATTTAGATATGAGTAAGGCTGATGATAGAAAAGCGTATGCGGAATATCGCAAACAACGTGATTCTAAACCAGCTATAATTAACCAATAGCTAAAAGGAGTTTACTATGGCTAACGAAAGTACAAGTTCCACGTTATCGGAACTATATACAGAAATCGTTGCTGAAGCTGAGTTCGTAATACAAGAGCAATCTTTAATGCGTGGCTTAGTAAAAAACTACACAATCGCTGGTGGTGGAAAATCTGTAGAAGTACCGATTTATTCTGCTATTGCGGCGGCGGCTGTAAGTGAAGCAACTGATTTATCAAATACTGCCGTCAACCCAAGTTCTGTAACTGTTACAGCATCTGAAGTTGGCGTTATGACTACTTTAACCGATCTAGCAAGAAATTCAGCACCAAGAAATGTTGTTGCTGATATTGGTAGATTATTTGGTGAAGGTATTGCTAAAAAAATAGACCAAGATTTAATTGCTCTATTTGATGGTTTTTCAGTAACTTTAGGTGATGGAACAGGAGCAATATCTGCGGCATCAATTTTCAATGCGGCTTCTACTTTAAGAGCAGAAGGTCTACCGATTGATCAATGTGTTGCGGTATTACACCCTAAGATCGCTTATGACTTAAAAGCAAACTTAACTAATACTTTTGCAAATCCAAATGCTGGTGATTTACAAAACGAAGCTATGAGAAATGGTTTTGTTGGCTCACTAGCTGGAGTACAAATCTTTGAAACTTCAAACATGTCCAATACTGGAAATGCTGGAGATTACAAAGGTGCTATATTCCACAGAGATGCATTAGCATTAGCAATGATGCAAGACCTCAAAATTGAAACTCAAAGAGATGCTTCTCTAAGAGCGGATGAGATCGTTGCAACTGCTGTATACGGTGTAGGTGAATTGCATGATAGTTATGGTGTAGAATTACACTTTGACTCTTCAATCCAATAATTATAATGGGGGCGTTATGCCCCCTTATTTAAGGAGTTATGATGAAAGTAAAATTAATTAGAAATAATAAAATTATAGAACGTAACCAAGAAGATTGGGAAAAGAATGAAAAAGTTTATACGTTTAGAGGTTTTAAATTGTATAGTGAAGAAAAAGAGAGTAAACCTAAAAAAAAGAAAAAGGTTAAAGAAGATGTGTGATTGTAACGGACAATGTATTTGCGGTAAATAATGGCAACAAATGTTTTTAGTGTAGCGTTATCTCATTTGCAAGAATACCAGCCAGATATTGCATCTTATGGTATTGCTTCATGGGACCCTCAACTTCAACACGCTGAAGATGATGTAATTCGCCAAATCAGAGAAGAATGGTGGGAAAGATACAGACATACCGTAAGATACAAAGATATTACAAAAGTTACTTCCTTAGAATTAGATAATTCAAAACTCACAGCCACACAATGGAGAAGAGCTGTATGTTACAAAGCATTTGCAGATTATATATTTCCCCAGCTTACAAAATGGCGTGACCCAGATACTGGAGAAGGCAAAGATACATTCCAAGTACAAATAGATTATTACAGATCAAGATATGCTGAAGAGTTCCAAGCTTGTCTCCGTGATGGTGTGGAATATGATGAAGATGGAGGAGGAACAGTATCAGACTCCGAGAAAGAGCCTATTCATACACTACGCCTTGTTAGGTAATGGTCGCTGACGTAAAAATCACAGCTAATACAATAGATGTAAGTAACTATATAAAAAGAGTTGCTAAAGCTATTCCTAGTGACATTCAAAAAGGATTAGCACAAGCTTCATTATTTGGTATTCAACAAATCACTGATAAAACACAAAAAGGTCAAATGCCAGATGGTGGAAGATTTAGACCATATTCAAAAGCGGCAAGAAAAGACAGAGCTAAAAGAGGAAGACAAATATCATTTGTAGACTTAACAGATACAGGCAGAATGTTTAGATCGCTAACAAACAAAGTAACAAAAAACAAAGCAACATTATTTTTTCGTAGACAAGAAGAAAACAAAAAGGCTTTCTTCCATGATACAGGACATGGTAAAATGCCACAAAGACCTTTTTTTGCTATTGGACGTAGAGATGAAGATAAGATAAGAAAGATATTTTTTAGAGCTATAAAACTATGAGTAAAAGAGAAGATATTGCTGGAGATATAATTACTAAGCTAGATGCGGTTACATCACCTATTGAGCTAAAGCTAATTAAAAGAGAACCTTTTGAGCCAGAAGAATTAAGCAATGCTCAGTTCCCAGCCGCTTATGTGCAAACAGGAGATGAAACCAGAGAGATGCTATCATTAGGAGATGTTGGTACAGGCAAACGATCTGGAACAATAGATTTCTTAATCGTAGGCTTTGTAAAAGGAACTGACTCAAATATAGATACCCTACGCAATCAACTCATAGAAGTTATTGAAGAGACATTAGACGCTGATATTACAAGAAATGGTAATGCCTTAAATACCCAGATTATTGAAGCAAATACTGATGAAGGTGTACTTTTTCCTTATGGTGGTATAAGAATTGTGGTAAGAGTTTTATATGAATTTGTTAGAGGTACAGCATAATGGCTAAAAGAATAAAAATTTATTTTCCTAATGGTAAAGATCAAATTGAAATCTATGATGATCAATTAGAGAAATATCTTGCAAATGGCTTTAAAAAAGATAAAAAAGTTTCTAGATCAACTTCAAAAAAAGTTGAGGTTGAAATTAAACCAGAAGAAAACAACGAGGAGTAAATTATGGCAACTCATGTGGGAACAAGCGGTGTTGTAAAAGTTGGAGCAAATACTGTTGCAGAGGTGACAGGATTTACTTTAAATGAAACACAGGATACAGTTGAGGATACTAGCTTAACTGATTCAAAAAAATCATACATTGCATTAAGAGGCGATGCTACTGCAACTATTGAAGCACATTGGGATGAAACAGATACCAATGGACAAGAAGCTTTAGATGTAGGAACAAGTGCAACTATTGAACTTTATCCAGAAGGTGCAGATAGTGGAGATGCTTATTATACTGGTACAGGGATTGTAACAGGTGCTGACGTAGCTGTAACTATGGATGGTATTATTAGCAGAACTCTTAATATTCAATTTAGTGGTGGAGTAACGCACACTACAGTATAAGGATTAAATGCCAGAAAAAATTGATTTTTTTCAAGGTGTCAGAGATCACTTTGAAAGTTTAGAAGTTAAAATTATAGAAGTACCAGAATGGGGTTTAGAGGGCGACAAAGCTATGTATGTTCGCCCTTTTACTATGAATGAGAAAGCACGAATATTTAAAGGTGCAAACGAATCTGATCTCAATGTTTTAGTAGATGTTATAATTCAAAAAGCTGAAACAAAAAGCGGTGAGAAAATGTTTGATCTATCTCACAAGCCTAAATTTAAAATTAAAGCAGATACAGATGTTATTTCTAGAGTTGCTTCAGAAATACTTTCCCAAGACACAATTTCTGACCTTAAAAAAAAGTAAATTCTGACCCAGAATTATATTCCGTATTAGCATTGGCTGAACGATTGCATATGTCCGTTAGAGATGTATTGCAAATGCCTGTTCAAGAGTTTAATATGTGGATGGCTTATTTTGAACTACAACATGAAAGAGCTGAACAACAACAACGAATGAATCGCTAATGGCTACAAAACGAGTTAATATAGACATAGTTGCTAAGGATAAATCCCAACAAGCCTTAAATAAAGTACGTGGTAGTTTAGACAAAGTAAGGGCTTCTGTATTCAATGTAAGAAACGCATTAGTTGGTCTTGGTGCTGGATTAGCAATACGAAGTCTTGTTAAAACAGGAATAGAAATAGAAAGTTTACAAGTAAGATTAAAATTTTTATTTGGTAGTGTTGAAGAAGGTGCAAAAGCATTTGATGAAATGGCAAAATTTGCCGCTAGAGTGCCTTTTAGTCTAGAACAAATCCAAGCTGGTTCTGGTAATTTAGCAGTTGTAGCAAAAGATGCAGAAGAATTATCTGATTTATTAGAAATAACTGGTAACGTTGCGGCGGCAACAGGACTAGATTTTCAAACAACAGCAGAGCAAATACAAAGATCATTTAGTGCTGGCATTGGTGCGGCTGACTTATTTAGAGACAGAGGTGTTAGAGCTATGCTTGGCTTTCAAGCTGGCGCAACAGTATCAATAGATGAGACTGTTAAAAGATTTGAAGAAGTGTTTGGTGCTGGTGGAGAATTTGGAGGAACAACAAAAGCATTAGCACAAACACTTGAAGGTACTTTATCCATGATTGGAGATTCATTCTTTAAATTTAAAAAAGATATATTAGATGCTGGTTTCTTCCCCGAATTAAAAAGACAATTTGGTGATCTTGATAAATTTTTAAAAGATAATGAAGATCAAATTACCGAAACAGCAAAATTAATAGGAGAGAATTTAGCTGGTGCTTTACAAAAAATTGTAAGTTTTGGAAAAGTTGCGGCAAATAATTTAGAATTGTTTGGTGTTGCTCTTTTAGGAGTAGTAACAGTTTTAAGTCCTCAAATTGGTGCAATAACAGCTTTAGGAGTTGCAATAGGTGTCTTAGCAGATAAATTTCAAGATGCAAAATTAGCGGCTATTGGAATTAATGAAGAGTTTAAAAATTTGGAATTTTTTGAACTCATGGACAAAGTAGAAGATTTAAACAAACAATTAGAAAAAAATAAAGATAAATTAATTCAATTAAAAGATGAAGGCCCATTTGATATTTTAGGAATAGATCAACATGATGCAGTTATAAAAGCATATGAAGAAGAAAATGCTCTTATCCATAAACAAATTGCCATAGCAAAAAGATTAATTAAAGAAAAATTAGATTTAGGTGATGCAATACAAGTTCAAACTTTATCAGTAAAATCTTTAATGGAAGCTGAAGCAGAGGCTATGAAAAAATCTTTAGAAGCAAATCAAAAAAGAGCAGATATGAATAAAAGAATTGCTCAAGCAGAAGCTAATGAAAAAGTTAGAATTAATAAAATGGGTTTAGAAGAAATTCAAAAAAATACTAGAGACAGTTTACAAGCTGTTAGTGGTTTAAATAGAACTGCCTTTGAAGCATACAAAAGATTTCAAATTGCAGAAGCTAGTATCAATGCAATTAGAGCCGCAAGTAAAGCATTTGGTCAATATCCATTTCCTCTTAATCTTGCTGTTAGTGCAAGTGCATTAGCAAAAGGTATGGCCCTTGTTGCTCAAATAAAATCTACTAACTTTAGAGCTGGAGGTGGTTCTGTAAATAAAGATCAAGCTTATATGGTTGGGGAAAAAGGGCCAGAAATGTTTGTACCAAGTGGTTCTGGAAAAATAATTCCTAATAATCAAATGGGAAGTGGTCAACCAGTAACAGTTAATTTTAATATTAACACAATTGATGCAAGAGGATTTAATGAACTATTAACTAATAGTAGAGGTGTTATCGTAAATATGATTAATAGTGCTGTAAATGAAACAGGAAGACAGGCAATAGTATGAGTGGAGCATTACCAAGTGTAGATTTTAACGCTATTAATTTTAAAAGTGAACAACGTACATTAGTTTCAATAACCGATAGTGGTAAAACATTCCGAAGACAAATAGATGGGCAACGTTGGTCTTTTACAGTTTCTTATCCGTTAAAAACAAGATCAGACTTCGCACCGATACAAGCTTTCATTATAAAACAACGCTCACAAAAAGAAGATTTCACTATTACATTCCCAAGCTATTTAAACGCTCAAGGAAGTGAAACAGGAACAGTTTTAGTTAATGGTGTTCATGCTGTTGGTGATACAACGATTGCTGTTGATGGTCATGCGGCTGATACTGCTGGTTCTTTTAAAGCTGGAGACTTAATTAAGTTTGGAGGTCATTCAAAAGTTTATATGATTGTTTCAGATGTGACTCCAAGTTCTAACGCATCAACATTAACTATAGAACCACCATTAACAACAGCTTTAGCAGACAATGCTAGCGTTACATATGATAGTGTTCCTTTTACTGTTCATTTGAATAGTGATGTGCAAGAGTTCCAAACTAATCAAGTTAATAGTTCTGGAAGTTTATTATTTAGTTTTGAATTTGATGTTATTGAGAGTATCTAATGGCAAGAGGTTTAACAAGTGCTGTCAAAACAGAATTGGCAACAGGAAACATTAATCCTGTTCATTTAATTCATTTAAACTTTTCTACTCCTGTTTATATAACTGATTGTAGCTTTCCATTAACATCAAGTATATCTGGAAGTTCTCAAACATATTCTGCAAGCGGACATATTCTTGGTATTGGTAATGCTCAAGAAGGTTCAGAGCCAATAAAAAACTCACTTAATTTAACTTTATCTGGTGTTGATCAAACTTATATTTCCGTAGCCTTAAATGAAAATATTATTAACGATACAGTTCAAATCTATAGAGGTTTTTTAGATAGTTCTAATACATTAATTGCTGACCCTTTTTTATTATACGAAGGTTTTATAGATCAATATTCAATAGAAGATGATACTTCTTCAGCAAATATAGGTTTATCTATTACTTCACATTGGGGTAATTTTGAAAAAGTTTCTGGTCGTAGATCAAGTGATAATTCACAACAACGTTTTTTTAGTGGAGATAAAGGTTTTGAATTTAGTGCGTTAACTGTTCAAGATATTAGATGGGGTAGAGAATAATGTTTGGTATTTCTTTAGGTGGAGTTGCAAAGAAACTTTTAGGAAGTGCGGCTGGAAAAATAATTGCCAAAGCCGTTCCTTTTCTAAGCCCTATACTTTCAGTAATAAGTATTGTTTCAACTGCTCTTACTTGGTTAAGAAAACCAGATGACCCAGAATTTAATTTTGATACAACACCAGAGAATATTGCAAAAGGTGTTCTAGTTAATAAAACATCTGCTAATGGTCAAATACCAGTAATTTATGGAACAAGAAAAGTTGGAGGTATAATTACTTTTCTAGAAACATCTGGAACAGATAATCAATATTTATATATGGCATTTGTTTTAGGTGAGGGTGAGATAGATGATATTACATCTATTTTTATCAATGATAATCAAGTTACTTGGTCAGCTGATTTAGCAGATAATACG